TTTTAGAAGATTATAGAATACCTGTTATTGGTAGTTTAGATCCAGCTAGTACAACAAGAGTAGGAAGACTTTTAACAAACTTATTTGGTGTAACTGTAAAGAATCATAATTTTGAAAATGGTAAAGTAAGTGAGTATAGAAACATTAAAAGAAAAATGATTTCTGGACAAAAAACATTTAAAAGTTCTTTATCTAGAGGTAAAGATTATAATGAGGATTTATTTAATAAAGAAGACTTAGAGGCAGCTCTTGCAAAAATTCAGGGAATAGATCCAAGTAAGGTAAGAAATTTATCAGACGCAAAAACTTTTATAAAGGATTATGCAGAAGCAAACGCTGAAAAATTTATGGGTCAAAGAGAACTTTATGCAGCAATGTTAAAACATAAAACAGTCTTACAAACTTTGACTGGGTATGAAGGAGAAGGTGACGAAGTATCTGCTAAAATATTTTCAAAGTTAGTTGAGGATGCAAGACTAGCAGGTATATCTAAAAGTGATGCAAGTAGAATAGCATCATCTGTTGCTTATAATTTAGCACCTCCTGTATATGTACCATTTAAAATAACTAGAGGAAACATTGAAAAACTAAATGATAGATTATTACTTAGTAAAGTTTCTGATGAGAATAGGAGAGCAATGATAGAGTATTTAATTAATGGAACAGATAGAGTAAGTAACCAACTAAAAGGTGTTTCGTTAGCAATAAATATCCAATCTTAGGGAAGAATAGTAAATGGAAATTAGTAAGGGTTTAACATCAGCCATATCAGAACTTGGCTTTCCAATAGTTATTGCTTTGGTATCTGTATTTATATTATATAAATTAGGAATTATAATTTTAAAATTTGTTCAAGATCTAGTTGGTAAACAGCAAACAGATCGTATGAAAAATATTGAGCAGATTAAAATTGATACTGTTAAAGCAATAGAACAACTACAAGTTGAACTAGATGAAGAACAAAGAGATACAAGAAAAGAAATATCTGAGATTAAAACAATGGTCATACGATTAATAGATCGTGTAAGATTATTGGCTGAAGAAGTTTATGACCATGACACAACTGCTAGGGCTGTGTGGGATATTGGAAATAGAAAACCTAAACATAGAACTAGAACTGAAAGAAGAGAACAGCTACAAGATGAGTTAGCTGATATAGGTAAGAATGGTGATGACCATTAGTTCTTAAATGACTTCTTGTTTTTTATATCTTTAAGGTATTGTGATACCTCTTTCATTGACGCATCAAGAGGAACGTACAAACACCAAGCACACGGAAAGTCATCTGAATAACAGTTCTTTTCATCCAAACACACAGGCAACATATAATCCTCTGTATTCTCAGGTGTAAAAAGTATTCGTAGTTCCTCTTTCTTATTAGACATTATATGTCCACAACTTCACAATAATCAGAAGTACAGGCAAACTCCTGAGAAGATTTTGTTTCATCTTCTTTTTCATATTGTGATAATGCACTCCACTCAATTTGGGTAGGAGTGTTTTTTAATAGCTGTTCATAAGTTTGTTTATCAACAGCTTCATATGGTGCTTGTGTATATTTACCACCATCATAAGGTAGAAAAGATATACCAGACATTTCATCAAAATGTTCATAAACCCATGCAGCAACTGTTAACCACTCATCCTCTCTAACAGTTACAGTAACACTAGGTTTATGTTCGCACCAATACCTATAATAAGATAACCATAGTTTTAATTGGTCTATAGCTACCTCATCATCTCTAGTTACACAATTATCAGGTGACTTAATAGGAAAAGCAAACACTCCCATATTATCATTATAGATAGGTTTCTTTTGTTCTGCATCTTCAAAACCATTTATTGCGTGTTCAAAAGATACTCCACTATCACGTAAGAATTGTGTTAACTTATCTTTCATATCTCCACGTACTCTTCTTATATAATACTCACTATGTCTTGAATGAATACCACTAGCTGTATCTGTTAATTGACTAACAGTACCACTAGGTTTAACACAAGTAATAGCAGCAGAAACATTGATACCTAACTTATCTGCAAACTCTTTATTAGTTTCTATAGCAACATTTTTTAATGTTGTTAATGTTTCTTTTAATCCAGACTCAACATCTTTATAAGCTTTACCATTAGTTAATAAAGAGTCCATAATACCAGTTAGACTTACACCTAACAATCGTTCTTCTTCTGTATTAAGTTGCCATCTCTTACGTAGATATTTAAAATCTGTAAGAGTAGATTGATATGTTCCTAATATTGTTGCAAGTCTTACTTTATTTTTTAAATCTTCTAAAGTATCAGAAGACCTTACCATCACTTCAGTCAAGTTGCAAAATTGGTTAGGACGTAAGATAATTTCTGAACATGGATTAGTTCCATACTCCCAAGTCTTTCCATCACTACGTTTAGTATCTCTTCTACCATTCTCTTTTGCTTTATTAGTAGAAGCTTCTCTACTAAAGATACCACGTTCACCAGACAAACTATCATATAAAGCTTTCCATTCAGATAGAAAAATACTTACATCAGGTTTTGACGAATACACAGCCGAGTTATTCGACAAAGCTCTTTGTGCATTGATAGCCCACCAATTACCAGACTTAGCATTACGAAGGCGATCATCAGATAGATTGCTGAGAGAAATAAGAGCAGACCTCCTAACACCTCCCACAACAACAACTTCAGCAGTTTTACAAACAAGGTCATGACATTCTAAAGAAGTTAATCTTCTTCCCTTTGCATCTTTAATTAAATTTACAGCGAAAGTAAACAGTTCATTTAGTGGTGCAGGACCAGATGAACGTCCACCAAAAGTTCTTAGTCTTGCACCTGCTGGTCTAAGTTTAGATAAATCCCATTTAGGTATTTGACCTGCGTATAATAAAGTAATAAGTTCTCTAAATGCTTTAGCCCAACCAAGTTTACTATCAGCAACAACAATAGTAGTATCACTATTTTCAAACTCTTCATTAACTTTAGGAAGCTTATCTACGTTCTGTCTTTCAACACTAAATCCTACACCAGTACCATTCATTAGAACATATAATATTTCATCAAAGGATCTTACACTATCTACTGGAATATAAGAACAGTTATAGGCAGCAACATTACATTGTTCTACTGCTGGTCCAGAAGTCATTAACAATCTCATAGATGGCATAACTTTTAAATTTAAAACAGAAGTTTGTAATTCATCTCTTAACTTATCATCTAAATTAAAATCAAACTTTTCTTTTAAATGTTTCTTCATGTGGTCAAAATATCTTTGTACTGTCTCTGACCAAGTTTCTCTACGTCCTTCCTCCTCTAACCACCTAGCATATCTTGAGACATGAATGTATTGTTGGTATGCTGTTGGTAAGTCTATTTGATCCATTGTGCTTCCTTTATTATTTTTATCCAAGTGGTTTCAGGTAAGATATATAATCTTTGTTTACGGTCTACTCTAATTGTTAAAAAATCTGGCTCCTTATCAATCCAATCATAGATCTGTTTAAATCCTGACTTACGAACTTTACATTCACCAGTATAATTATTAAGTATGACATCATGTTTATAGCCTTCCGCTAGTCCAGATAGAGGAACTCGTAATGCTTTTTCTCTAGCCATTCCTAAGTCTCTATGTAAATTAACAATAGCTCTTTCTTCTGATGCTCCTTTAGTCCTTTGACTTTTACCCATCAGTTTCTATCTCTTCTATCATTTGTTTTTTAATACTATGCTTACTATCTTTTTTACGTTTATCTTCAACAACACGCATTTTATATTTGGGAGTCCTGAGATCTTTAGCTATAGGATTATGTTTTAGACTATCTTTAAGTCTCTTTCTTCTCTTAGCTTTATTCTCTGAACTCATTGTCTTCATTCCCTAAATCAATATCTAAAACGTCTTCAAACTTATTCATGTTGTCTGAGATCTTGTACCAAAGAATATCCACAAGTTCTTCTACAGATATATCTAATATATCTAGTATATCAGTTTGATCGCATCTGTCAATTATTAATTGTCGAGTTTCCAACATTTAATTCTCTACCTTTTGGTTCTCTAACTACTTCTGTAAAATGTTTAATGGCATGAGTAAAAGCAAAAGTTCTCAAACCTTTACCACCATTAGCATCAGACCAACAATGTTGTTTAAATCCACAATAGGCACACCCTATAGGTAAAATTCTATTGCCACTAACACCTTCAGCTACATCTTCATAACATCTTTCTGGAGGTGTGTCCTTATCTAATAGTTGTTTTAATTTTTTAATTCTAGGTTTAACATTCTTTGCTTTTATTCTTGATATAGTTGCTGTTCCATTTTGTTTATCGACTGCAAGAAAAGCTGGATACTCTTCTCCTTCTGATTGAGCATAACCACTAATCTGATCTATGTAACCAAAAGGATCATCTTCTGCAAGGGTATTGTTTCTAAATTTTTTAAAAGCAAAAGAACTAGCAGACTTAACATCAACAACTACACCATCTATAATAGCATCCATGCGTCCTCTGATACCATCAATCTCTATTTCTTTCTGCTCTCCCTCTACTTTGTGTCCAGCTTCTTTTGCAAGAAAAAGAAAAAGCTCCTCGATAATATCACCTAATAAAAATTTAATTTGTGTACTAGGTAGCCACTTTTCTCTTGGAGCTTTATTCAGTTCGTACCAAACTTGACGATCTGGTTTACCTATATTAGACATTCTCAAACGAGGTTCCCAATCCTTGTTCTTTAACATCTTTAATCTGACAGCTTTAGCAATACCATTTAAAAGTATTCTAATATTATTGTCTTCTGGGTAGTGACTTTCTTCACCATTAAAGAGATCATAAATATCTCCAACCAGAGTATCAAGTTTTTTTTCCATTATGCAAACTGCTCTTCTAGGTACTCATTATTGGAAGCAGAAAAACCATCATCTCTCTTCTTAAATGTAGTAGATGATCCACCACTTCCACCTGCTCCCTCATAAGGAATAAGATCAATGATCTGAACATTGCGTATAAATGCTTTGTTCTTTCCTTTAGCTGGACCACCTGGTACTTCTAGAACAGCAAACTCTACTACAACTTTACTACCATTACCAATCAATACATCATGTGTAACATCATTCATATCACAATCATACACCTTTGGAGGTATTGCTGGTTTACCACTTTTTGTAACAGCATTGAGAACAAAACTAAATCCTTCACCAATATCATCTTTCTTAACAGAAGCTGTTAAATTTAAAGACTCTAATAGTTTTTTGTTTCGTGCATCAACATACACTTTAATAGAGTATTGTTCCTCATTAATAAAAGGATTACGTCTAGGCTGATCTAACTTAGCCCAATATGCAAGTCCTTCAACTGTATAAACATCTGCTTTAGCCATTGATTATTTCTCCTATAAAATTAATCGTACTATTATTATAAACTACTTCTACAACTTTGTCAAGTCTACAGGTAAGTAATTGTTTGACTTTAATATTTTACCGTCTTCACGATAGATAGGTTTACCATCATCATCTAACTTTGTCATATTAGAAGCATGAACTAAATTAAACATAACAGATAAATCCCATCCATACCTTACAGACATAGACACACAAACATATACTAAATCTACTAACTCCTTCTTTATATTGGGTACATCTTTAGCCTCCATTAATTCATTACATTCTTCTCTAATAAGTTTTAAAGGTAATTCACTATCTGCTTTAGAAAACTCTTTACCTATGGGATGTCCAAAAGCTTTGTGAAACTTTGCTAATTTATTTTCAAACGTATCATATGTATACAACATTTTTTCTCCTAGTGAGTTAGTGACCAATTATTACCTATCTTATATTCACCATCAAGAGGACAGTTAAGATTAAGAGCTTGTGCTGTGTTGCGTATGGATCGTATACCTATGTTCGCTACTTGTTCACAAAGTCTTGTTGGTACATCTAACTGCCACTCATCATGTATATTTGCAACAAAGTATTTTGCAGGATTAAGTCTTTGTTTTAATAAGTCTTGATAAAAAATAGTCAAAGCTTTCTTCATTACAATAGCACCTGCACCTTGTAATAAAACATTAAGTGCTGAATGTTCAGACCTTATCGTAAGATACCTTCCGTCAACACCCTTGATTTTACCAGTTTTAGCAGCCCTAAAGACTCTTTCTCTAAGATTTGCAAGTGCTGGAGTACGACTGAGAAATCGTTCTTTAAGTTCTTTTCCATCTGCTCTACTTCCACCAACGACAGCTCCAATTTTTGCATCTCCTGCTCCATAGATGAAAGCATAGATGAATGTTTTTGCCTGATCTCTTGATTGCAATCCTGCAACCATTTGGTTAACTGTGTGTATGTCTCCATGAACTACTTCCTTTGTATATTCTTTGTCATTCATATAATGTGATAACATTCTTAATTCTAAACTACTAGCATCTATACCAATCAAACTATTACCACTACTAGGTATCCAACACTCCCTACATTCTTCTCCATAAGGTTTACGTGTTGAAGGTACTTGAGCCATGTTGGGTTTTCTATGTGTCATACGTCCTGTAATAGCTCCATTAGTTATGACAGACCCATGTACTCTTGCATCTTTTTCTGATGCTTCAATCCAAGATTTAATTTGTGCATTACGTTTTTCTAATGTTAGATACTCTGCTATTTGTTTTGCTTCTGGTATATCTACTCCTTCTAAAACCTTTTCATTTACAATAGCTTGTCCTTTTTCTGTAAACTCTTTTGGTTTCCATCCCAATCTTTTTAACCTATCGCCAATTTGCTGACGAGAGGAGAGGTTAAAGGGAACGTATTTAATACGGCTAAAATTACCACATACAGTAGATAAAGCATTAGTGATACCACTAAGACCCACTTTACTAAGGCGACCATCTTTAGTATAGCGGATACTAACTTCTTTATCCAGTGCAACAACTGGTAGCCACTTCTCTGTAATTTCTTTTTGAATATCATTTGCCCTCTGCATCAGGTCTGCTAATAATAATTGTGCCTTCTGCAAATCAAAATTAAAACCTACCTTTATTTGTTTACTAATTATATGTTGAACTTCATGTTCTAAAACCATAGACTCTTCTGAAAAATCTTTACCTTCTTCTAACAAACGATAGAATGTTTTCTCTGTTACTTCAACATCCTGTTTACAATACTTGAGCATCTCTTCTGAATACTTTTCAAAATCATTGAAATGTATTTTAGGACATCCGATATATATTCCCCATGCGTCAAGAGCATGACCCTTTTCTCTAATTGGTTTAAACAAACGTGATAATAATAACGTATCAATGCAATCATTTACTTTTATCCTTGCGTTCCAAAGTCTATTTAATACAGGAGCATCAAAAGATATTCCATTGTGCATAATAAACACACTAGGAATGGAATGAATATGAGCAACAAAATCTTTTCCATCTCTAAAACTCCGTACTTCTTTTGTATCTATATCTTTCGTAACAGCAACATGAATAACTGTAGCATCAAGACTATCTGTTTCAATATCAACTACTAACTTTCTCTTGTTCTGCTTCAACATCTGATATATTTCTCTCCGTCATTCTTCCTGTTTCTGGATCATAGTATAAGTGACAAGCTGTTCCAGTCTCACCTGTCCATCTATTCTTCCATACAACTACGTCTGTAGTGTTTCTTTCAATGTCATCCTCCGCTAACCTATCTCTTTTTAAACCTACTACCATGTTAGCTAACTGTTCTATACCAGCAGTACCTCTTATCTGTCCTTGTCTATTGACATGAACAACAGCTAACAAACATATTCCTAATTCTATTGTTAGGGTTTTTAATTTTGTTGCGATCTCATCCAAGATCTTTCTTTCATCTGCACCATTACGTCCATCACTAACAACAATACTAATATGATCCAGAATAATAAACCTACAGTCTAATCCTTTAGCATAGTATCTAATCTTTGCTAAGAGATTGTCAATATCCATTGACCCAAATGAGTCATAAAAATATATTCTATCATCAGCTAGTATCTGTTTTCCATATTGTTCTCTATCTTTAGGTTCCAAAACGGTCTTAAATTTATGAGCAGGTACATCTGCTTCCATAGACGCAAGACCAACACTACTAATTTTAGGTGTCTCTTCTAAAAATAAAGTACCAATTCGTTCCTTTGTATTCTTTAATAAGTAATGACATATCTCTCTTAGGAAAGATGTTTTACCTACACCTGTCTCAGCAGTAACAACAACCATCTCC